AGATTCCACAGTTTGCCAACCTTGCTACGAAGTTCATTACAGCAAGTCAAATCGACAAACCCGCCTACCAACCAGCGAAAGCTTATGCTTATACCTGTGATATGGAAAACCCCGGCGAGTATGAAACCCTTACCATCCCCAGAATAATTCCTGTTGAAGGGAAAACGACTGAGACTGCTGATAAATACTTCGCCACACAGTTTGGTTATGAGTATGAAGTTGCTACGGAACAAGGATGGTGTGGCGCACCTATTGTTTCGAAATGCACAAGCATTTCAGGAGGAAGGATCATAGGAATTCATTCTTATGGTCATGTTGGAGCTAACAAAGGAGGCGCTCAAATGGTGTGGAAAGAAGATGTTGTGAGAGCCCTTCAACATTTTGGACCTCAACCCTGCTCCCCTGATGTAGATTCAGCCCAAAGAATTCTACAGTTTAGGCCTGTAGATGAAAATGCCGTTGTTCCTAGCGGCGAAGCCTATCAAGTTTTAGGACAACTTGAAAATCCCTATTTTGAACCAACAAAAAGTCAAATTAGGCCTTCTGCCATTTTTGACCGTTTCCAGGAACATGTGACGGAGCCTGCAATATTATCGCGCAGTGATCCTCGCAATACAACTGGAATTTCGCCCCATTTGAAAGCCGTTCACAAGTTTAAGCCAAGTGGAAATTGGAATGAGTTGCACATAGAAAAAGCTGTGACACATCTTGAGAATAAAGCACGAAAACTAGGGAAGAAAATTCTAGGACCCATGAGACCATTGACATGGAAGGAAGTAATCAATGGAATCCCTGGACTTTTGGAGGGATTAAATATGAGTACAGCTTGTGGAGTACCATATGATAGACACCCTGATAGAATGCCAGGTGACAGCGGAAAAGCATGGATGTTTGATGAAGAGATTCATGGAACTGAAACGATTCGAGTTCCCAAACCATGGCTTTTAGAAGATTTGGAGACAGCAGAACGCATTCTTGAAGAAGAAGGATGGGCCTGGAAGTGTTTCTATAAAGATCAGCTCAAGGATGAACGCCGCAAAATGAGCAAAATTGAAACTGCTGACACTCGCGAATTCAACGTGAACAACGTGTTGTGGCAGATGATAATGAAGAAATACTACGGACCGATACAGATGTTTCTTCAACAAACAAAAGAACAATTCCACACTGCCGTAGGTGTGAACATGTTTGGTCAGGATATTACCAGATTATGCAGGAAGTTGCGTAGACATCCAAATTATTTTGCAGCTGATGTAAAATTCTGGGACGGAACCTTCGACCAACAAACAATGAAAGGAGCAGTTGAAGTATGCGCGCGTGTACTTGCTGTGTTGATGCTCCTTCTCGGCTTTGCCGATGATTTAATTCAACACGCGAAAAAGATGTGCTATCTTGTAGGAGTAGCCATGTTGAGTGTTCGCATTCACATATGGGGCAAGATCGTATATGCTGTCTTAACAGGAATGCCAAGTGGCATTTTTGGAACGGTCATCCTAAATTCAATCGGTTGGATGATAAGAGCTTTGTGCTTGTTTCAAGAAATTTGTGAGAGATTGCAAGAGGAGCACAGTCTTGAAGAATTCGACGAAAACACCGAAAACGTCTTTTTAGGCGACGACTCCGTAAACTCAAGTAGCGATGAGTTTAAACATATTTGGAATGCTATTAATATCGCAGAGCATTTGCTTGTGCACCAAATACACGCTACACCACCATCAAAGGATGGATCTGAATTTCAAGAGTTCGAAGAGTGGGACGATATCACTTTTCTGAAATGCAGTTTCATCGAGGATACACGACTAGAAGATCATTGGCACGCAGCCATTGATGCGGTAAATCCTATTGGAGAATTATCCAACTGGATTCGAAACACCTTGCCGCCTGACCAAGCTCTTGTATCGAATTGCGACGACATGCTACGATTTTCATATGGACATGGACGAACAAAATTTGACACGACAAAGAAGATATTGGACAGAGAGCTCGTGGACGTCGGATTTGACATCACAACCGTAACATTTGACGAATGTGACGAAGCGTGGTTCAAATTCCACGATTACGAACCAAAATTTTACGCGCCTCTTTTAATGTATACTACGTACTGAACTATTATTATGAAA